TTTTTAACAAGAAGTGTAGCTGGTTCTCCTCCTAGTGGTTAGCAAAGTTGATGATTATAGATGTGGTTATAGATAAGCAAGAAAGAGAGCTAGAAAGTAAGAGAGTCAAGAGGTTTAATAATAATCAAGTTTATGGGCGTAAGTTGTTGTTTTTGTTAGGTAATAGTTGTGTAGGGGGTTTATTTGATATCGTTAACATAGTTGGTAGAGATTATAATAATTGGAGGAATAATTGTAATGGTGGTTATTAATGGGAAGATTCATAGGATTTGGAGAGGGTTGAGGGTTGATGGTTATAGATATAAAGCGGTTACGGAATGTGGGGTGGTGGTTGATAAATGGGTTAGGGTTAGTAGGTGGTGGAGGACGGTTGATTGTGAGGAGTGTTTGAATTTTAAAAATAATAAAAAGAGGCGGCGCCGATGATCAGTAAATGGTTAGCGTATTGTATCGAATGTAATCCAATAAGTAAGGAAAATATTGATGGGGAGGTATTAAGCGAAAAAGATGATGGTTATATCCTATGCTTAAAACTGGCTTGCGAGCATAATTTAAAAACCGGGCATGAGGTTTTGGTAGGGGATGAGTTTTATTACAATCTTCAATTATCAAGTGAGGAGATTATGATTAATAGTTTAAACGGTGATAGTAGGGTTTTAGATTTAATCAATGGGGATGAATGGTTAAAAGGAGGAAAAGTTGATGGGTGAATGTAAAATATGTGGGAAGGAGAAGGTTGATGGTTATAATGAAGCGCGTGAGATGTTATGCCGAGGTTGTTATATCTGGGCGATTATGGTTATGGTTGAATATAATTTATTGGTCGGGGAGGTTTAACAATGGTGACAATATCCAACGGTTGGATGCTGTCACGGTTGTTGGGTAACTATAGGTAACTATATGTGTAATGTGTATAAGTGGCCTAAGTGCCCGTAAACACTAGACAATATAATACTTGACATACATACCCAACTATGGTAATATAACATATAGAGATTAACGACTAATCGGAGGAGCTATGAATATAACAATAGTTGAAAATGAAGTAAAGGGTTTATTAGAACATCTAAAGATAAAAGAAGGGGATAAGAAGTATTTTAGTGCTTGTTTATTTTTAACAGATAAACCTAGATTAGAGCTTTATTATAGGATTTATCGGCGTAATAATGCTAAGTATTTAACCGAACACGGTTTTGAGGAAGATACAACTCCAGAGCTTTTTGTTGATTATGATGAGATTATGTTAGATTTAAATAAAGTGAATGAGATGATACATAAAGTGGTTGAGGTATTACATTTAATATAGAGATTGCGGGATTTTTTTATAACCAGATATGGATAATCAAAGGAAGGATTAACAATTAAAGAAGGGTATCATACACTGCTTTTAAAGCAGCGGGTAAAAAAAGAAGGAGGAGGGGAAATATAATGACCGGACTTACTATTCCCATATTATCAATACTCTTAATCATAACTTTCATCCTAGGATTCATCTCAGCGATGGTTTTGTTTATAATTGGAAAGAATAATCAAAAAGAGAAGGATGCATTGAATGACTGGCATAGGATTAAGGATTTGGAGGACTAGGATGATACCAATTGATGACCTACGCCTAGTGGCTAAACACAGTAGAGCCGGTAAAGGGAATAGAACCATTCTACCCGGAACTAGTCCATCTATCATTGCAAGACGGGCCAAGGTTCGAACCAGTGAAGTTAAAGATTTTATACGGGGAGATGATGGGAATATAAAGATTAGAAATGAGTTGATTAAAGCGGGCATAACCAAAGATGACCTAATCGTCGCGAAGATTATGCTTAAACATCAAAAACCTAGATTGTGGGAGTTGTGAAATGGAAAAGCTTATAACTATGGGTATAATAATATCAATCATCGCCTTGTCATGGATTGGGTTGATATTGGTAATAAAAGAGGTGCTAAGATGAAGTTTAAACCGACATTGCCATGGGCGAGAAAAGCGTTAAAAGCGGTTAACGAGACGATCGAAAGTTATAAAAAGGAGTATAAGGAAGGTAGACTTAAAGCTGCACCTTGTCCATTATGTATATCATTTATAGGCACGTGCCGGTATTGCCCATGGGTAGCTTTTACCAGTCATTATTGTACTGGCAACCCTTATTTTGATGATGGGGAAGTATTAGGTTTTTACGGTTCAAAATCCATTTCCCAACGCCTTCGCCGTTTATATGGATGGCGTAAGAGGTTGGAGAATATGATAAGAAAATTCGAGGAGGCTGTATGATATGAACTGCTCATTCTGCGGACAAGATATAACGAATATAAACCTACACCACTGTCCTAGAGGTACGAGATTTATTGAAACGAAGAAGCGCGTAAGTTCTAAAGCGTTTCAAATATATGCGATTCTGGTGGGGATCGTGGCGTTTATAATATGGAGGGTGTTAGTATGAAGGTGCATAAAATAAAAGGAGTGAAAAAATACTTAACCTTAAGAATATTAGGTCTCGTTGAAACGATGTGCGGGGAAACGGATGTATATGATTTGCAAGTTGAGGAGGATGATAAATGGCGTGAAATCACATGCGAAAACTGCCTAAAACATAGACTGGAGGTGAAAAAATGATAATAACAGAAAAATGGTTAAAAGATCAGGACGCCTGTATAGATGGACGAGAGTGGGTCGCAAACAATCACCCAAGTACAGAAGCAACTGCGTTAATACGCATTTTGGCAGAGCACAGATTCGACTGGACGAACTGGCTGATAGTACGTTGCTTAGAAAAAAAGCAGCAAGTACAATACGCAATATATGCGGCGCGATGCGTATTAGACATCTATGAAAAAAAGTATCCAGACGATGCCCGCCCGCGTAAAGCAATAGAGGCCGCAGTAGAATACGTAAAATCGGAGAACAGAGACGCTGCATACGCTGCAGGTGTCGCTGCTGATGCTGCTAACGATGCCGCCTACGCCGCCTTATATGGTGCAACTGGCGCCGCTGCATATGCCTCTGCCTATGCCGCCTATGCTGCTGCTCGTTACTATGGTGCTCATGCTGCTGCTGCCCATGCTGCTTCACATGCCGCCTTCTATACTTTCGGCGCTACCGACGCTGCCGCTAAAATAGAACAGAGTATTATAAATTATGGAATTACGTTAATAACACTATAGATACTGGAGGTGAAAGATGTTTAAAGTAGGTGATAAGGTTTGGAGTGTAGCTAAAGGGGAAGGAAAAGTAACCGAGATATGGGGTGGTTCCGTAGCTTACCCTGTGATGGTTAAGTTTAATGTCCTCTCTGCTAGCGAACAGTATACAAAAGAAGGTAAAAACCTTGTAAATGATTTATACCCCTCTCTTTTTAAGGAAGAAATGCAGGTTATTCCGCGACCGAAGAAAGTAGTTAAAGGATGGGTGAATGTATATTCATGTGCTTTTCATGACTCAAAAGAAAAAGCAAATAAAAATGCTCATAGACACGCCGTTGGCGAACCTATTTATGTCGAACAAGAGTATTACGAGGAGGATTAATAATGACTGACCCAGCTTTTATTGGCAGATGTACCATTTGCGGTGGGCCTTGCTCCGGGCAAAGTGAGTGTGATGATTGCAGTGATATGGTTGATTGCCCGAAATGCGACGGTACAGGTTGGGCTAATGGCGATTATTATAGTGAAGATGATTGTGATAAATGTCATGGCTTAAAAGAGATACCATATAGGCAGTTATAATAACAGCGAGGAGGAGTGGAAGGAAAGTAATAATGCCGATGTGTTAACAGAATATATAGAAGCAAATACCGAAACCATCACAGAGCTTATACTCAATAACGGCAAATTTCGGACATTGGTTGAGGATTTTTTCCCTTATCAGCAATATCTACATCAAAAATACGTCGATGCCTATTCAAACAACGCCGATAGGATTTATGATGAAATGAAGGAGGAGGAGTAATAATGCTATTAACAGAAGAAGAAGCAATGAAGAAAGCTTGCTACCAATGGGTGCAAGAAAGAATTAGAAATTATGAATTTAAGGAGGTTTCTTACGAAACGATAATTACTAAATGCAAATGTGCAACTTCATCTTGTATGGCTTGGCGATGGAACAAGGAAAGTAAAAGGCGATTTAATGATACGGAAGGAAAATGTAAGTGGGAGGATGTGCCGCAAGTTGAATGGAAAGGCTATTGCGGATTAGCAGGCAAACCAGAATAAGGAGGAAAATATGCACAAAGACATCCGTAAAGCATTACTAGAAATGGGATTACCGGCCATCAACGGCGAAGTAACCATTGGCATGACGGTTATGAAGGAAGATACATTCTGCGCCGATTTAGCACAGAAACTTGAAGGCATAGGATATAATGTAAACCTATATTGTGAGAACGATTGTAGCTCAGACGTTGAACAAATAAAAAATCAGCTCTCAGACATACAAGCTGATATTAAAGCATGGGAGGAAAAACATGGCGGTTAAGGTAAATAAAATAACCTATCCAACCAAATGCTATGAATGTTTCTATTCAGGCGGGAAGCTGGATGAAAATCTTCGCACCAATAGTACCTGTAATATCAGCATTAAAGAACTGTGTCCAAGGACGATTGAAGGAGCTAGCCATCATAAGCGTTTAATCAGATTAAAAAAACGACCTTACAGTTGTATGATTAACCAATACGCGGTTATAACTATGGAGGTGTAAAATGTCCGGCGGATTTCTAATCGTTACAGAATACGAAAAGGTAGATAACGGATGGCACGTTAAGATACACACGTCTAAAGAAAACTATATTGATGGAGGTATAATTGATGAACTCCCTGAAAGAATTAAAAATCGACTCGATAATAATGGCGGTTAAAAGCTTCAATAATGGAAATATAACTAAAAGTAAGCTCAATCAGCAACTGAAAATGATTGAGCGGAAGTACGACAAACGTCGGCAGGAATATAGCTGTAAAAGGTGTAATGAAGGACTGCTTCTTTTTGAGATGGGCTATTGTAGTGGTTGTTTGAAGGAACTTAAAATAAAACATGGAGGAAAAGAAAATGCAGAAGATAAATAAGCTAATAAATCCATACTATCTTAAAGACGGCAAGAAAGTATCAGACAAGGGTTATAGCACCATGATGGAACTTCCATTCACATCGTGTAAAACACTCCATCAGCTCATAAGCGACCGGGATAAGTTCGCCAAATTAAGTAAGGTGATTAAACGGTTAGGATTGAGCCTAGCTAAGGCAGGTGTTTGATGTACTTCAAACCAAGCAAGGAATGGGCGGAGGAGGTTAAGGAGGGTTGTATTAAACTACTAAAGGTAAGGTACAAGGAAAATAAATACTTAGCATGTCCTTTTTGTCCGATTAAAAATAAATATTCGACTGTTTATGATTATATTAGACCGGTCACAATTCCTTGTCCTTGGGTTATATTTACAGGCTTTTCTTGTACCGGTATAAATTATAAAGATTTTATTGTAGAAAAAGAACGAGATTTTAGAAATCGTACCAACAAACAAAACATCAACCGCCTAAAAGGTTGGATAGTTGACTGCGATAATATAATCAATAGGGAGCTAAATAACATTGACCAAACTCGAACATGAAATAATCTACCGAACCGTAATAGGGAATAAAGATACGTCAATAACAGATATAATAATCACTTGCACACCTTGGGGTACTGCGCAATCTGTGCGGTGGTCTATTGATAAATTAATCGACATGGATATTATCCGATATGATAATGGTGTGATTAATACAATAAAACCGCCTGAATATCATTTCTACCGAAATGTGGTCAATAACACTAATCTACTAACCTGCGCAGAGATTGATAAGATAATTCGGTCGCTAACTACCGGTAGAAATCCCACCAGACGAAAGCTGAGGATGATAGCTAAGATTGGGACTATGATGGACATGACGGTTAGTGAAATGCGGGCAGGGTTGATGAAGCAGGAGTTTAAAATGCGGTTTATAAAAGCCGCGATGAGGATAATAAAAAGAGAATTAAAGGAGGAGTATGAGAATCGACAAAGCAATGAATAAAAGCCAGGATGGGACTGTTAAATATAAAGATAATATATCAATCAGCATGGCTAAGATTGATAAACAGGGTATACTTTGCTGGTTGAATGATAACGATGAAACCATACGTCCAGTTCCGCTTAATATGATAATGCTGGATCATTGGTTTCCTTGCGTTTACTATACGAAAGAAATAATCGGTTATGTTAATATTTATCCTACGATGGTACATACGACAAAAGAATCAGCAGACGCTAAAGCTATTTATGGTAGACTGGGAGAAGCCATCTATATTGACCATGTATACAGGGAGGAAAAATGAAGCAAAGACCTGATGTAATATTCGGCGCAACGAGGAGGGTTAAAACAGGATGTGGTTATCTATACGTGACCATTAATTATAACAACCAAAAACCATTCGAGGTGTTTGTCAAACTAGGAAAGGCCGGCGGTTGCTCAGCCAGTTACACCGAAGCTATTGGTCGTGTAATCTCAGTAGCTCTTCGTTCTGGCGTTGAATTACAAGACCTAGCTGATAAACTTAAAGGCATTGGTTGTAATTCTCCAACAAAAGAAGCGGTGTCTTGTGGTGATGCGATAGGACAAACGCTAGGGAAGAATGATAGAAACGATTTCCAATTCAGTAAAGTTAATTGTCCTAAATGTTATAATATAGTTTGTGTCTGTGAATCAGCAACGGTTAATGTTTGTTCTAGGGATGAGAACGAGATATTGCCCTAAGTTCCCGTTTTTACTACGTTTTTCAGTTTTGTAAACATAGTTATTGACAACAACTAACACTTATGGTAAACTATACTTAATGAATAATCTTAAACTAAATGCGTTTTATGAAATAATAAGCACTGGTGTGGTTGCTCAGCTGGTTAACATAACCGGAGCAATCGCTACTTGTGTATTTCTTGGTCAGACTAGAACTTTCATTGTCGCCGTGAGTAATCTAAAATACCTCGGAGATAGTTATAAACCCCTTAAACCTAAATCAATTAATCTCTTTGAGTTAATCAAAGAACGTAATCAGGAAATTTTCAATGTTAACAAAAAGAAGGTTAAAAAATCAAGCGACCCACAACTTGAACTATGTAGACTTATCTTACTAACCCCAAAAGAAGATCTGGAAGATTTGCTCATATCGAGAGGATTGAAAGAACCTATAACCATGGAGGATGTAGAATGAAAGACCTTAAAGTAATAGCTTATACTGGCAAAGGTGATGACAGGAAGGAGGTCGGCTCGACGATGATTAAGGTCGCCGAAAACCTCAAAGAATGCGTTGCTATTGTTGGGGATGAAGGCAAAGTGGTTGCGCTGTTTAATCAGCAGTTTAAGACCAACGCCCGTAATTCACTAGCTAGGCCTGCCGGTGGTTCTGCTGCCGATAAGATCAAGTTCGAGTCAGCAAAGAGATTGGTTGCGGCGAAGCAGTCTTGGAAGATTGTTGAGATTGGTACGGGCTTTACGGAAGTAACTTATAATGAGAGACTTAAGGCTCAGGGATAGATTAAGCAATAGGGAATCGGTGTGTGGGGCGATTAACGGACACCGATAGTCTGAGATTGGTGGGGATTGAGGACAATTATTAATGGAGATGATTAATGAAGAAGCTTAAGTCGGATAAATATATTAATAGATATACAAATTTAATCAAACCTCTTTTACCTAATGGTTTCGTTGTAAAAGTAACCTATAGGAACACACCTTTTACATCAGAATCCGGTCTAGGTGTCTTTTTTTCGTACGATGAATATCGCCATGCTTTATTTGTATATGAACAAGAGTTGAATAGTATCTATAATTATGAAATAATAAAAGCAGCAGAAAGAATAATCAACGTGTTAATTAAATTAAAGGAATCTAAATGAAAAAACTTGAAATTTTCGACCACAGTATGATTGCTGGCTATAGATTATGCCCCGCCAGATTCAACTTCCGCTACATAGAACATTTAGAACCAATCAACGAAGCCAAGTATATTCCTGCTTTTGGTTCAGCTGGACATGAATCCTTAGACGTCCGTTATCGTGGTGGTTCATACGAAGAACAAATAAATGCTTTTGTTAATTATTGGATGCCATTTGAAGGTCAAGATATTGTTAAAAAGAACCGCACTCTTGAACGTGGGATTATTATGATGGAGGAATACGATCGCCGTTATCCTCTAGACAAAGAACCGTTTAAAGTGTATAAAGATTACGTAGAAATGGGCTTTGCTGTTGAGTTGGATAAATATCTCATCTGCGGCAAGATGGACGCGGTGGTTGAATGGGGATTTGGTTTCTCAGGTTTAGTTGTCCTTGAACACAAGTTTTCTGGTTCTAGAGGTTACTTAATCACCGAACCCAATCACCAACTCGACACCTATATTTGGGCAGCAAGACAGCTTCTCGGTGAGCCTGTGGTTGGTGCATTGCTTAATCAAATCTACCACACCAGGAAAACAAAAAAAGATGGTTATTATAACGATTTTGAACGCGAGTTTACCGAACGTAGTGATGACGTTGCTATTGAATTGTGGAAAAAAGATACAATAGATTGGATAGAAGCAATTAATCGCAGCATTGAATCCGGCCACTGGAGAAGGAATCCTAGCTCATGTTCAGCTTTCTTTAAAAAATGTCCGTACATTCAACTATGTAAGCCATCCATGAGACAGAATATAGATAAGATGATGGATAAATTGTTTATAATTAAAAAATGGGAGCCATTTAAAGACGCGAGGACGGGTAACGAAGGATGAGTATGATAATCTTAATAGGAGGAGAATAATAAATGCTAATACTAATCGCCGGTAACCCAAAGACCGGCAAAACAATCAGTGCTTTAAGTTTTCCACGACCAACTTTGGTTCTTGACTTTGATGATGGTATTAAATCAATGTACCATACGAAGGATGAAAGTGATAATCTAGTCGTAGAAAACCAGGATCGGATCAGAGTAATTAAGTTAACAAAGAAGGAAGTCTACAGTATTAATTTCAAGACGGTTATGAAAAACGGCTCTTGTCCTAGTTACACAGCAGAATCGGGCGAAGTTCTTGGAAAATATGATGAAATAATCGGCGAGCTTAGCCGCAATGATGGTGTATATGAAGGTGTTAAATATAAAACCATTATCGTAGATAGCTTATCCGCCATGTTCATCCTCTGGCAGGAAGCTGTTATGCTTATGAGCAATATCCCCCATCTTCGCATCCAAGATTATGGAACCATGCAGTCGATTCTATTCGGCGCATATATCCCACCGCTCAAAGCCCTACCTGTTGAATTTGTTATTCTCAATGCTCACGTAGCAACGGAGACCGATAAAGATAAGCGAGTTCTCGGTCAAATGCCTGTAGCACCAAGCTACCGTCAGGGTAAGGCTATGATGGCAACGTTGGATGAAATATGGCTACAACAAACTGAACTAGGTAAGCGTATGTGGTTTACCAAACCAGAAGGTTACTTTGAAGCGGGCTCACGTATGGATTTACCAAGCCCTGTTGAGGCGAATTATAATTCGATCAAATCTAAGCTTGATGAAGGTGTTAAACTAGAAGCAGAAATACGAAACAAAATAAGAAAAGAGGAGGAAAGAGTAGCAAATCTTAGTGATGAAGAGAGGATAAGAGAAAGAGTTGCGGCAGAACTTGCGTATGAGGAAAGCTAGGTTAAGACTTATAGTTGAATATATAAATGTCATAAATGTCAAGTTCCAACCGTTGGATACCCAACACTTATGACAAAACAATCAAACGGAGGGAGTATCATGGCAGTTTTCAAAACACTTAGTTTTAAGGAAGCAAAGAACGAAGCAGAGGAGCAGAGAAAGCCTATGCCTGATGGGGTTTATAAGTTCAGATGCATAGAGGCCAAGGAAGGTGAGACAAAGGGAGAAAATCCACGTCCAAATTGTCGCTTCATTCAGGAAGTCATCGACAATCCAGACTTCAACGGTAAAAAGATAAGTACTTTTATAACCATAGCCACGCAGGCAGATAGCTCAGGTATTGGTTACATGGTCGATATAGCTGCGGGTTATAATAACCCTTGGACCGATAAAGGTTTTGACCCTCAGTCCTTCGTCGGTAAAACTTGCCGAGGCAATGTTATAACCAAAGGTGAGTTTAACAATATCAAAAGCTACGTATCATAAACCGCTTGATCCATATAGCTACCACCCTAGATATATGGATTAACCCAGGGGAGCGTCTGGGTTAACAACGCTCATTATTATGAAAATGAAAATATTAAAAACAAATAAAGATTTACAAATTAAAAAGGCAAATGAACTTTTATCCAGCTTAAGTAAGCTCGACTACGAAACAGTTTTAATCGTAGCTATTAAAAACAATGAATGGGAAGTGTTTCAATCATCATATACAAATGGATTTAAACTATTAGGCATGTTGAGTATAATAAAAAAATCAGTAATTGACTGGTTCGTGGAGGAAGAATGTTAAGGATAGATATAAATTTAATTGAATTTGGTGATCGCGGAAGGGAGGATTATAAAGACCTTGAATCTTTAGCAGCATCAATAAAGAAATACGGCCTTATGCACCCAGTTGTTCTCGACAAGGATTTAAAGCTAATCGCAGGAGGTAGAAGGTTATCTGCCGCAGCGTTGCTTGGTTGGACATCAATACCTTATACCAGTATGGGTGCGTTAACTCCAATCCAACTACAAGAATTAGAACTTGAAGAAAACATTGCTCGGGAAGATTTAACATGGGCTGAGCGTTGTAAAATGACGGAGGCGATTGATAAGCTTAAAAGAGAAATCAATGGAGATGATTGGAAAAGAGAAGATACGGCTGTTGAGATTAAAAGAGGTAAATCATCGGTAGCTACAGATATAATAATGGCAGAAGGGTTAAGAGATTATCCAGAACTTAAGAATGAGAAATTAGAAAAACATGCTAAGACAAAGCTTCGTAGATTGAGAGACGCCGAGAGAAGAAAAAAGGTGGTTGAGTTTAAGCAATCTAAAATAGAGGCCTTACATTTTGGCGATGCTTTAAAAATCCTACCAACCTTAGAGGAACACTCTATTGATCTAGCCCTCCTTGACCCGCCTTATTCAATGAACGTGGGCAATCAACGCTGGGCGGTTGAATCTTGGGGGGATATTAATTTTGAAGATAATGATGAAGAGGAAAATATAAACCTCTATGAGGCATTAGCTGAAGAAATGGCCAGGGTGCTTAAAGACGGTGGTCATTGCTATATCTTCTTCAGCATGACTATGTACCCACAGGTAATCAATGCAATAGCTAAACATCTTAATTACAATCCTGCGCCACTAATCTGGCAGAAAGGATCAATAGGCGGAAATCCTGACCCATTCCACCGTTATACCTACAACTACGAACCAGTCCTCTTCTGCTGGAAGGGTACAACCTGCAGGGAATTTAATAAATCCTCATTCGCTGTGTTTCAATTCAACACAGTCCAAGGGGAGAAAAGAGGGCATCCTACGGAAAAACCAATCGATCTTTATAAATACTTAATCGAGATGGCAACAATCGAAAGGGATGTTGTGCTTGATCCAACAATGGGAAGCGGTATGGCATTAAAAGCCGCCAAGGATCTTGACCGTAATATAATCGGCATTGAGATGAATGAAGATTGGTACAATCTAGCCTGTGTTAATGTAGGAGGAGATGATGACGCATAAGGAAGAGAGATTATTAAAAGACCGACATCGTAGAATGGTTGATAAGGAAGGTAGAGAATGTTTCTTTTCGATAGAGAAAAACGGAATGCGAATACAGAAATTAATCTTTGGTACAGGACAAATAGTTAATATTGTTTTAATTCCTTGGGATGAATATGATAAGATGGGAAAGATGAGGCCTACTAGAGATGAGAGCGACGAAACAAGCTATGGTGAATGGGAGAAAAGTTGTGAGCCTAAGTAAACATCAAGACAGAATAACCAAAAAAGGCAAAATCATCAACACCTGTCAACGTATAAAATGCCAAGCTCAAAATATCATATTAGACGGAGAGGGAGGTTTTCCTGTAAATGAAGTTGATAAAGAATTTAAATCAATAATTAAATCAGCAGACAAAGTTATAGCTAAGATCAAGCAAGAACAAACCAGAAGAAGGAGGAATGATGAGTAAGCATCTACACGTAATGATTGAAAAAGAAACGGACGAAAAAATCCGCAAAATGTGTAAACGCTCCGGAGATATATCGTGGTTCGTTCGCATTATGCTTGAAGCTGGATTAGAATACAGAGAGACAATCAAAACCGAAGAACCCAATGACTCCGAGCTAGTTCATCTCCATATAACCATCTCCAATGAGTTGGATAAAAAAATCCAAGACCTCTGTACCAGAAGGGGAGATAAATCTTGGATCGTAAGACAGTTATTAAACGTAGGATTAAGTATAAAACCAACGGAGAATGAAAATGGAGAAGGAACTAGCGAAGATAATAATAGTTATGGAGAGCCGGAAGGATAATCAACCATTACTATCAGACAAAGCCGGAAGCCAGTTTAAAAGCCTACTTGCATCTGCGGGTATAGCTGAGTCTCATTGTTACATCACCAGTGTAACAGAGGAGACAACGGCTCAGCTGCAATCAGAACTTATAGATTGTCATCCAAATGTAATCATAGCGGTGGGAGCTGTAGCTTTAAAAGCCCTAACAGGACATACAAAAATTAATTCCTACCGTGGGTCGATCCTTAAATCAACCCTGTTAATAAATCAAAAAATAATTCCAACACTAAACACAGCAAGAGTTTTGCGTGGGGAAATAGAGCTTCTCTTTGACATACAAGCGGACTTAGCCAAGGCAAAATATGAAAGTGATTTCCCTGGCTTCGATAGCATACCCGTACGAAATTTTATTCTCAAACCTTCATTCAAACAGGTGATAGATAAATTAGAAGAATATAAAACAGCAATAGAATTATCTCTCGATATAGAAGGAATTAGAAAATCATCAATCATAACCGAAATAGGTATCGGGCCGAACTGTAATGAAGTAATGACCATCCCTATCTTCAAAGGCAAGCCTGTTTGGTCAGTTGATCAAGAAATAGAAATCTGGGAGAGACTACAGGGATTATTAACCGACCCAAGAATTGGTAAATTAATCCAACACTGTCCATTTGAACTAGGGCAATTATTCAAATGGGTTGGTGAGATACATCCAATGCGTATTGACACTATGATACCATCACATCTCTGTTACTGCGAGAGGCCATTAACATTATCATACATGACATCAATCTACACCAACGAACCTCATTATAAACTCATGAGAGAGGAGGATGATTATAATGCAAAAGATGTGGGGGTGTTGTTCGACCTTGCTGATACTTATGATAATGATGAGTTACCTGCTGCTGGACTGTATGATTTTTGTTACGGCTTCGTTATGCCGTTACTTACAATCTTTTGGCAAGCATCACACATAGGGCTTAATGTTGATAGAGCTAAAATGGAAGAGTATAAAAAACAAGCTGAAAATGAAAGAGACAATCTTCAAGAAGCTTTAGATATAATCGTAGGCTATCCATTAAATGTAAAGTCACCAAAACAAATGCAGAAGTATCTATACAGTGAACTTGGACTTAAAACTAAACGATTTAAGGGCAAGATAACCACCAATGAAAAAGCATTATTAAACTTACAAGTTGAGTCTAGCCATCCATCTCTCAATCTTATGATTCAAATTTCAAATAAACGCACAGCTATATCAAACTATCTAAACACAGATCGCATAGACCCAGATGGTCGTATCCACACACATTGGAAAATAACAGGCACAAAAACAGGTCGATTGTCATCAACCAAAAACATAAGAGGCACCGGCTGCAACTTACAAAACATACCTAAAAATGTGCGAGATATATTCATACCATCAACCCCTGATCGTTCATTCGTAGTTGGGGATTTATCTCAAGCTGATGCTCGTTTTGTAGCCTATCTTGCCGAAGACCCGGCCTATATGAAGATGTTCGAATCTGGTAAAGATATCCATAAACAAGTAGCTGGATGGATATTTAAAATATCTCCCGAGGCGGTCAATAAAACTCAACGTAAATCAGCCAAGGCCTCTGCTCATGGTGCGCCTTATGGTATGACCAAGAAAGCCGTAGCTATTCAATATGGTATACCCGAAAATGAAGCACAATGGCTTATGTCTCAATACCATCAAATGTTCCCCAATGTCCGTGCAGTATTTCAACACGAAGTAAAAGAGCAGTTAAAAAATGAACAAATGTTAACCTCCCCATTCGGACGCAGAAGAATATTCATGGGTTGGTACAATCAGGATCAAATCCGTTCTGCCTACGCTCAAATCCCTCAGGGATGTACCGCAGATACAATAGATATGGCGGCTGTGAGAATACATTTCCGTCTCCCAGCATCCGCCCACATTATGTGGCAAGTTCATGACGAGCTCGGTATAGAATGTGATGATAAAGATATAGATCTAGTCGCACAGATCTTCAAAGAAGAAGCAGAGAAACCTATAATGGTTAAGTCTCGACCTGTTATTATACCAGTGGATTTAATGTACGGTAAAACTTGGCACGAGAAAGATTTAACCTCTTGGAAAGGATAACAATGGAGCGTAAATGTGACGACTGGATTGAGACATATTTAAATTACACAGAAGATACTGAATCACCAGAATGTTTTAATTTCTGGTCGGCTATATCAACTTTAGCCTCCACGCTTAAGATGAATTGTTACATCCCGCAAGGGTCGTCTAGTATTTTCCCTAATCTTTATATAATACTGGTGGCTGAAAGTGCGTGGAGTAGAAAATCCTCGGCGGTAAGAAAGGCTACAAAGTTGATGGAAGAAAGTGAAGTAGAAATTGCGATGGTCAAAGAGAAACTAACTCTTGCTTTTCTATATCGTTTTCTTCACGACGCACAAAAGAATAACCTAGCGGCTATTTCAATCCTAGCTTCTGAACTAGCAACTCTACTAGGTAAAGATGCATTGGCTTCTGGGTTAATTTCAACCTTAACCTCCGTATATGATGGAGACGAAGTTCAATATAGAACTAAGGGATCGGGAAATGATATCATCCGTAACCCTTGCGTTAATCTACTAGGAGCTACTACGCTTGATTGGATGTCTAACTCTCTGCCTGGAGAATCAGTCGAGGGTGGTTTTACATCGCGGGTAATATTTGTAGTAGGTATAGGTAGGAAAAAGAAGATTCCTTGGCCTTCATCAACAGAGAAAGAGATGCAACAGAAAGAGGATCTTATCGCAGACTTAGAAAATATGTCAATGTTAAAGGGTTCAGTTGAGGTTGATCAGGGCGGGAGAGATTATTTCTCAAACTGGTATTGCACAGTAGAAGAACCAGAAGACCCTAGACTAAAAGGATTTTACGGTAGATTCGGAGACCATGTTAAAAAAGTTGCGCTTATTTTAAGTATATCAGAAGGGAATGATTTAATAATCAAAGAAAGACACATTAAAAAAGCTATCAATGAGTTAACTAAAATAACAAAACTTATGCCAGTTGCATTCAGCGGTGTAGCCTTCAGTCGTAGTGCGAAGGATATTGATAGGGTTTTAAATATGATAAAGAAAAACGGCGGTTCTATGGCACATTCAAAATTGTTAACCAAAAATAGTTGCTATTTAAATGCGACAGAAATGGCGGAGATTATAAAAACACTAACTGAAAGAGATGCGATTGAGGTATTTAAACTAGGTAGACAAACACTCTACACAATTAAAGAGGAGAAAAAGAATGAATGAAATAACAAGACCTATGTTGGCTAGAGCAGTGAAAGATAACGATTTTACAACATTAGATTACCCACTATTAGCAAGCCCTAAACTTGACGGCATACGCTGCCTTCGACCACATGGTAAAGATCCAATGACAAGAAGCTTTAAGCCTATTCCTAATAGATTCATAATGAAAATACTCACCCAAATATTACCCGAGGGGTTTGATGGTGAAATAATGCTTCCAGGAAAAACATTCAACGAAATTCAAAGCGAAGTTATGCGACATGAAGGTGAACCTGAATTTATCTTCCACGCTTTTGATTACATCCAAGAAAGTATACTTGAACCATTTGAAGATAGAATCCGCGAGTGTATTAAAGCGGTTGGTGTTATTAACTCAAAATATCTATCAGCTGTCCCTCATTATGCAGTACACAGCCCGGAGCAACTAGAGACATTGGAAAGTTTGGTATTAAATAAAGGCTATGAGGGACTTATGGTTCGTAAAACAAAAGGTCGCTATAAATGCGGAAGGTCTACTGTTAATGAGGGGTTGTTGCTTAAACTTAAAAGGTTTACCGAGGATGAGGGGATTATTATAGGCATTGAACCATTAATGCACAACAATAATCCAAAGAAGGTTAATGAATTAGGGCTGACAAAACGCTCAACCTGTAAAGAGAACATGATTCCAATGGAAAGGCTTGGTAAGTTTGTATTATCATGGAATGGTAAGGAACTTAAGGTTGGAGGAGGAGAGGGATTAACGCAGGAGTTGCGTAAACATTATTGGGAAACTAGAGATAGTTTACTTGGCAAGAAGCTTACGTTTTATTATCAGAAACATGGGATGAAAGATTTGCCCCGTATCGCTAACTTTAAAGGGATTCGGGAGGATTTATAATGAGAATAGAGGAGACAAAAATATCACTTGAAGGTGCAATTAAAGAGCATGATTCTATGAATTGTTTTTGTTGCTATTATGACAACGAGGATAAAAAATGGAAAAATATTAAAGAGGATGTAGTCTGTCTTTACTGTAAAACTGTGAACGATAAACACTATGTCGGCTGTGATCGACCGGAGAGGTGGAGATGAAGATAGAGATAAAGCTTAAAGACCCGAAGAGTTGTGAGGGGTGTCCGATGGAGCATGAAAGCAATAATCACGATGGAGAATGGGAAGGGTGGGAATGTAGCTTATGTTATGATTACAACGAGAACACTAAGGTGAGGCCTAAACGCTGCATTAAGGAGAACGGATCATGACACAAGAACGGGTATTTAACGAGCTTAAGTTGAAAGGTGAGTGTAGACACGAATGGTATAGTGTTTTAATTAGAAATCCTGCATCGATGGATGCTAACTGGGTTTGTGATAAATGTAAATTAATAGGTGGCTTCGCCGAATACGGGGACGCTGAACCTGCGACCAACCTCGACCTTACCACAGAAAAGGGTGCTTACTGGCTTTTAAAGCGATTGTCTGATTGGAGTCGGCTTGAGCAGTTTATTGAGTATATTATTTGGAAAGAGGGTGATAGTTTATATAACAAAGGAATGTCGGAAGTATATAATTCCGATGTAATAGAAGAAGAAGAAATCTTAAAAATAATTAGTACTGTTTTTACTTGGCTCGGCGAAGACTCAGCAAACCTATACAACGCTATTGATGAATTTCTGGAGGTTAAAGATGAAAGAGATAAAGTTTAGAGCGTGGGATACAGCTAATAATGAAATATATCAGGTTGGTACTTTAGTATTTGAAAAACCGACTGGAAAACTATCAGAAATTCTTGATCCTATTATGCAATACACAGGCCTTAAAGATAAAAATGGTAAGGAGATATACGAAGGGGATATACTTGAGGATACTAGCCCTATCACTGGACATGAAAGCCGCGACAGGCAGAGAAAACTAGGTATTGCAGAATGGAAGCAAAATGAAGCTGCGTTTATCCTTAGATGGTTTAACTCTCGCGGTTCCTGCACGCCACTTTTATATAACATGCTTGACAGATATAACAAAGTCATCGGTAATATTTATCAGGATAGTCATTTACTTAGAATTACTGGAGGCGGAATATGACACAAGAACAGGTGTTTAATGAGCTTATGGAGGTAGATGGATGGGTAAATTTAGAAAGAAGCCAGTAGTAATAGAAGCGATAACATTTGATGAACTTATAGAATACGGGAAGTCACACGGTGCAAATATTGTAAATGGATACCCTTGGTCTTTTGATTACAAAGGTTTTAGGATAACACATGAAAATAATGAATGTTATTTAATACCAACGCTGGAGGGAACGATGAAATTTACACCTGACGATATGCTTATCATGGACGTAAAAGGTGAAATATATCCTTGCAAGCTAGATATCTTTAAGGCTACTTACGAGGGGTGGAGTGATGAATGTATCTAAATTACTATGTTTTATCCTAGGGCATGATTGGTACTTATCACGTCCTCGATGCTGTGACATAGAAAGTTACTGCAATCGTTGTAATAAAGTTAGACTGGTTAAAGAGGACACCAAATGAAAAAAGTTAGGATAGTAAAGCGAACAGGAGTAGATGGTAGGATTCAATACATTATCCAGCAAAAACATTTTCTTTTCTATTGGGGCTGGGTTGACGCTTGGTTAAATAGTTCCTGTGGAGCTAGTTGCAAAGATTATTTTGACACGTTTAAAGAAGCTGAAGATAATCTGTGTTACTTTGATGGGTCTGCGCATATAGATGAAGTAAAGGAACTAACCAAATGAAAACACCAGAAGATATAAATAGATATGTGCATGAAAAGAGGGGTAAGTGTTGGCATTACTTATGCAATGTAGGGCTACAGAATAATGAATATAATTGTGTAAGGTGTAAAAAGAAAAACCTAACATCTATTAGTTATAAAATTAACCCCAACTACCTCATCTATGGCGAGGCTTGGGGTGAATTGTTAGAGTGGGCTACGAAAGAACCTTGGTGGAATGATTTTATAGAATGGCTTGAATGGGAGACTAAGTACAGTCTAGTGGATCTCTTCACCGACCCAACCGCTCTAGCTACTAAAATAACTGAACACTTGGAGGAGAAAGATGGATATTCGTAATATAGGAGATAAGGTATGGGTAGCGAGCAGGAAGAGTACGCAAGAAAGTATAGAATGTCCAGAGTGCTTCGGTAAAAAATATCTGACTGTAATCTTGGGTGACGATAGCAAGGTAACTATAGATTGTGCAGGATGCTCCGTTGGGTACGATCCTTCAAAGGGTTATATCTTATATCATAAGTTAGTACATGATGTGTTTTTTGTTGCAATCGTCAGGGTGGAAATTACCCCAGGCAGAGTTAAGTATTACTTCGATGACTATATAGCTGGAGACGATATCGTATTCGATACAAAAGAAGAGGCGCGGGTGAAGGCCAAGTTATTAGCAGAAGAGTGGAATAAAGCTGAACTAGAGAAAGTTCACCGGAAAGAAAAGAACAACAGAACATGGTCGTGGCATGTACATTATTACAGGAAGAAAATCCGGGATGCAGAAAAAGATATTGAGTGCTCGCAAAGGACTTTAAATGCCGCTGAAGAACACGCAAAAGGAGAAAAACAATAAAACATTAAGGAGGAGTGATGAAGATTGCAAAACAAATAGATGGGGGTGTTTAACCGCTTTGAGAAATTAATTAATGTAGTTCTGCCTCATGGTGTAGAGGTACATTGCATAACAAGAATAACAGGGAAGTACCCCATACAAATATAGTATTGTGTTTGGGAAAGAATTTCTCATCCTTTACTTTAGAGAGCAAATATTCAGACATGACGGATGCGAGCTTATTAGAGATGATAAGAATAACAGCAGATAAATTAAAGATGGAGGCGAAGTAATGAAGCTACAAGGACGTATTATAAAAAAACAGTATAAGCGTTTATACGCCGTGTGCTTATATACGATAGGAGAGTGTCCGCTTTGCGTTTCGATAATGTCTGGCTATTCTTATACAGCTAGACTTAGAGCAAGGCGGGCAGCTGAGAATTTTGCAGAAGAGCATAACTTTGAGATCGAATGGGGGGATGAGATCGAATGGAGGGAGGACAAACCATGAAGATATGGAAGTGGATTAAAGCATGGAAGTGGTTAGTTATCGTTCAAGTAATACTATGGAGTCCACCTATAGTATGGGCAATTAGCATACCGTGGCGCACACCCACCACCTCCTACACTACACGCGCTGATTGCTCACGTGCGATGGAATTAAACGAACGCAACTTATCTAAAGCCAAGCAAGAAACCCAAGACTGGGAAAACAACTACAAAGAATTGGCATTAAATTATAAGCAAATAGCTAGAGGAATTTGCTTTAAAATAAAGGAGGAAGAAAAATGACCGACTGTAATCACGAATCAGACACAACTTATCTATGTTTCAAATGTAATCGTTGCATTCATTGTCTGAAGGATCAACGCCCAATACCTGTAACTGGATTAATCATCGTCCACCCAAAAGTAGAGAACGCATATATCTTCATCCTAAAGAACAAAGACGTATGCGTTACCACCAGTAAGTACTACTCAACCGAATTAATCATCCCCACAGCAGAGGTTGTAGCTAAAGAGATGAACCTTGAAATCACATGGTCTCATCCGCCCAAAGATAAATCTCTTATCTTTATTCCTCAAAAACGCTTCTAACCTTTCGCTCAAAACCTCTAAACTGTCTGGTTGTTCTCCGCCCTCTCATCCTGCCTATAATGCTTTCTTTGGTTATGATAACCCTATCTTCATAATCAGAGGAAGCGTTATGAGCTTGCATCTCTTCTATAATCTGTCGGTATAAAACATTATCCTTTTTATTAATCGCAACCATAAGAGCATCTAGAAATCTACCTTTTATCTCCGTAGTTTTAAGAATCTTCTTTTGAACCACATCAGCAGCTCTCCACTTCTCACTCATCTCGATCGGTTGAAAACCAAAAGCCTTTAATATTGCTTGCTTAGAGTCCATCCTAATTACATTACCATCTAGATCTTTAATCGGAGAACCGCTTCTGGTATACATCCCCTGCGTTGTCAACCTAAACGCCGCCATTGGATTACGGATAAATTCAGGGGCTAGATCCTCAACCGCCCTCATATTATCTCCCGATCTAATATCTCTGGCAATCTTTTGATATCTTTTCGGAACATCGCCAAGAACACCGATTAATTCTGCCGGTGTTGATCCGGGTATTATATCACCAAAACCCAGCGACCCTGATAAGTCAACACCAAACATCGCCGCAGGTAATCCCCGGCTAACCAATCTTTCGATCTTCTGAGCCGCTTTATTGTGCCCCTCACCCAACAATGCCTTTGCCATCCCATTGGTATATTTTCTTAAATCTTTCTCAGCATCATCTCCTGTTGTCCAGCCATATACAGCATTAAACAATTCATACCCAGGCAGTCCAGTTAACCCAGCCAATGCTGCTATCATACCCGTGCTCTTAGCTACTGTTGCGTAGTTTTTTTGATCAAGATTTCTTTTAAGAAATTGAACATACTGAATAGTGAACATTCTAAAAGTAAGCAGCGGAGATAATATTCCTCGTCCTGCTATTGGTCTATCTGCCTTACCATACATAAAATGCGTCTTATCTACAGCTTCCATGGCTACATCAAAAGACTTACCATCAGTCAATCCCTTTCGTTTAGCCGCACGAAAGAAAGCCAGAAACGTTGAACTTCGATTATACTTCTCAACACTACCAAACATAAAGCGCATAGCTGATCCTAACTTTGGTCCAAGTTCACTGGTTAAAAAATTATCCGTTGTACCAAACATTTCAGACGTTTGAATATCGCGCAAGAAACCTTCATCATGCCCTAGTTGTAACGCCTTTTTCTCATTAGTATTAATCTTACCACTTGCTAAATCCTTACTTGACTGTACGATTTGCCAGTAACCGCTTCTTTTACTATAGGTTGATAATACCGGAGCAGCTGTTATCCAATTCTGTGTGCCGTTAACCAGAGCGGATTTAAAATTACCACCAAGATACCAGTAAAATAAAGCAGCTTTAGTCCGATGAAATTCGTTAGACTTATCTTTAAAAACATACTTGTAGTATTTAGATGCATATTTATGTAAATTAGATTGCGTACTAGGATTAATCCCCGCCAAAGCCTCTAGACTATCCTGCGCTGCATCAAACTTTATATTATAACCTGCGGCGGAATTAAAGTAGTCGGACAATACCATATCAGCATTAGTACTCCATCCAGGGATATTCTTCCGCTTTATAAAGTGCCTACCAAAACCCCTAATCAATTTCTGCTGTTTAAAATACTCCCTAACATTTTGTGCAATATCAGCATCTAAATCCCCAACCCTATTTAATATAGCTTCAAAGAAATCGCCGGTTGGTATCTCCTGTAATGCTTCTGGTGGAATATCATTACGGTTTATTTTTCTAACTTCAGCATTTGGAAACTGCTTCTGTATATCAGCAATCATACCTCTAGCTTTTTGTTTTGCCCCTAAGCCATCTACAAATTCAAGATGAACAGTTTCACCATTTTCTGTTGCTATAATCCCATGATTGCCGAATCTTCTATGGGGAAAGTAACCTTCCATGCGTTTACGAAAGTCAGCTATCTCCTGATCTGAAACTTTCGACTTACGCATTTCTGGGATTATAACATTATCCCTGATATGATTCAACTCAGCTCTTACGGCTTTATAACCAGACTTAGCTTTGTTGGAAATTTTCATCTCAGCTAACTCCGCTTCCGTTAACTCTCTATTCATTATATCTTCTTGGATTAATAAAGCGCCAGCTTTTTGTCTGTCAACTCTTTTAAGATCCCAAAATACTTCTGTTTTATGATAAGTATTCTCTCTTGCTAGGCTGATGTTTCTGTAATAATCCCTCACCACAGTATACATCTTACCGAAACTTTTAAATCCTTTATATTGATTCACACCTTGCCAGAAATCTCTCCAAATACCTTTAGATTCTTCTGGTATGTTATTAAGTATCTCATCACCCAATTTTATATTATCAATCAATGCTGGATAAAGTTCATCAGAGTTTAGTTTTTGATACTCCTCAGGAAGAAAACTTTTAACATTAATTAATTTCTTATTGAGCTTACTCTCAATGAGTTTAAAATGCGTAGCTATGTGCCTTGGTGTGGCTAATAAAGTATTAACAACCCAATCCTTCATATCTATATTAACCTCCTCTCCGGAGGTCTTACTTAGATTACCTAAATAAGGCTTAAGAATATTAACAAAAGTATCATAAGCAAACTGCGTACCCATGAAATCGACCGTCACACCCTTCTTTGGTCTGCGTTGATTCTGTAATGACATAACATCACCCATGTCTTCAACGTCTGGCTTACCCTCAGGTACCTTACTGACAATTCCAGAATCCCTCAATGCCTGCATTTCTTTCGCTGTTATACTTTCGCCCTTAGCCATTTTTTCGGTTATTTTATTAACGTCAATCCTAGTCCTCTTAGCAGCTATTCTCTCCGCCAATGCTCTACGCTCTGCAGGAACGGAAGGTATAACTTCACGCATGAACTCTTGTGTGGGAGTTCTTGTCACAGTTGTTGGCTTTCCAACGGTTGGAAGCTTAACATCTTTGTCAAGATTTAGATTATCAGCCTCTTCGAACCTCTTAGCCTGTTCAGCAAAATCTGCCTGAAGTTTCTCTGCCGTAGGTGCTTCGTTAAAATAAGTTTTAGTTCCTTTATTGACCGGGTCTGTAAAATTAAAAGCCTGAACCCCAGGAGAGATTTCATACTGACCATCAAAATTAACCCCAGCATCATTAGCTACATCTTCTGGTGTAATGTTTTCCTTTGGATTGGGGATGTAGGATAAATCCTCCAACGCTCTATTCTTAGTTATCTGAGCCTTAGCTGCTCGTACATATTTAATCCCAACAAGGGCGGATTTATAAGTTGAAGGAATAACTATATCAACAGCATGTTCCTCCTGCCGCATGTAATCTGGAAGTATAATCTCACCCTTGCTTTTATCATAAGTCCTGAGCGTTATGAGGTCTTCTGCCGAACGAAGAAAAGGACTGGTTGTTAATATAGATGAAATCTCAGCGGCATCAATATCCGCCTGAAGTTCAACCGGAGTTTCGGCAATTTGGTCTTCGCCCGAACCAATAATTGGAATATCAACAGCAGATGAGTCAGACTTAAGTGGATCTTTATAGGCGAAACTAAGTGGCTGATCACTCTCTGGATCTAACACTGCGTTCTCATCTGTAGGAATATCAAGTTCGAGTGGTTGAGGTTTAGTAATCTCCTCCGTAGCATCGCGAACATTAAGCATATCTATTTTTTCTGGTAGACGAGGATCTGGTTCAATATCTGTACTCTCGGCTGTATCTGAGGGAGACAACACCCCAGCTCCTGTGCCTATGATAGCTCCAACACCATAAGCGTTTAAATAATCCTTAAACTTAACATCGGCCAATTCTCCCTTAGCGTAACCAGAGATTCCTTCCTGAGCAGCTTCCTGCAGACCCTCCATCTGGCCAGAGATTAAGGCTCTCCGGGCTAGTCCACCCTTACCAGCAAACAAACCAAGTTTATTAGTAACAATAAGCGTGGGTAGATTAAGCAGGAAAGTCCACGATGCCGCACTGCTTGCTTTCTCCTCATCTATCCCCTTCGCAATCTGATCCCTATAAACCATACCTGCTTCCGTTGAAGCTTCAATAGTTGTCATCGTACCAGCACCAAGCCACATAGCCATTCTAGGAGCTATTTTAGCCATCGCACTAGCACCTCTAGCTGCGCCTAAGCCTGGAATGAAAAAAGTCAGCATCGAACCAACACCTTGAGCTACTTGATGACTAAACGTCATTTCACTTGGGGCTAGATCCTCCCGCCAAGACTTAACCGCATCTGCAAAATCTCCCCCGAAAGTTCCGCCGCTTAACCACTCAGCTACACCTGCCATTCCTTCAATAGTACCGAGCGCACCTGATGCAACATCCTTAACATATTGAAAAGCTCCATCACCTTCCACTGCAGCTTCGTCTGCTTCTTGACCATAACCAAAAGATGTGTAATAATTCTTCTTAAACTCATCTCTCATCTCAGGCGTGCTGAATTGATAATCTAACGATCTTGTTATCTGTGTGTCGTAATACTCATCAACAAACGCACGATGAGTAGCAGGGTCGTTTTCAATCCCTACCATAACTTCTTGAAAATCTTTTAGGCTCATAATTTAGCTCCGGTTGGTTTTATGCCGAGCGATTTGGACCTTCTGTCACTCAAAGAAGAGGGTCTGTTTTTAACCCTCTGTAATGCTCTCTGTTGTCTTGCTGTTAATGGTCGTTTACTTATAACTGAAACCTTCTTTTCTTCTGGTGGTAATGCAAGTTCTCTAACCAATTTACGATAAGCTTCCTGTGATAGTTTAGGTTTAATCAACTGCAGCAACCCTCTAGGATTGGTTTCTGCGAGTTCGTTAACCGTATTTTTATTAAGCTGAGTTGAGGCTTTAAGAGCTTGCATTTTTAACTCATCAGTAGCTGATCGTTTAACTCTAGCAAGCCTTTCTATCTCTTGCTTATCAGTGACAGCTTTAACTTTCTTCTGAACTTCTGGAATCTTCTTAGTTTTATCTGCTTTAGTTTGGATGGCCTTTACCCTAGCAACTATTCCCTCATCTCCAGATTTAGTGACCTCACCACCTCCGGCTGCTTTATAACTTTGATCAGTATAACTCTGAGCAACATAATAAGCCTTTCTCATATCATCATTAACGTTCTGAGGCATATTCGCTATCGCCAAATCAAAAGAACTTTGATCCATCTTGGATAAATCTTCCACATTTACACCAGGAAGATAAGCATCAATATTAAACTTCATGAACTTTACGGCCGCATTGTATTGGTCTTTAGATACCCCAACAACGCCAGTTCCGCTTTTATTAATCCTAGTTCCTTCAAGTTGGGTCGCACTAGCTAATCCCGCTTTCTGGCTAACATTAAACGTCTGACCACCTACTGTCACATCAATTTTCTCCTCGGGTAAATCCGGCGCAGGAACCCCAGGATATTTTAATTTATATTTAGTAAAAGCCGCCTCAACTGTTTGTCTATTTACGTTTTTATTCGTAAGAATCTTAGCTAACGATTCTGTATCCTGCGCCTGTTCTGTTTGGTCATCAATCATCCCTGAAACATCTCGGCCTGTTAGCCTAGAGAAATCCCTCAATCCCTCAATCCTACCTTTAGATCCAGGTTTTGTTGAATTTAAAAGACTAAGTGATATTTCAATATCTTGAGCTAATTTCCGCTCAGCTCTCTTCCTCTCAACATCTTCTCGGCCAATTTCCTGACCAAACTGATATGCTCTTAACTTATCAGCAAGTGCACTTTGTTTCTCATACTGTGCTTTTGAATATGTAAGTAATGGACTTTCTGGCATAATTATCTCCCTATCCTGTAAATGATGATGTTACTGATGGAATACCCGTGAAACCTATACTACTACCTCCGCCAGAACCACTAGATTTATTTAGAAAATTCCGCCAGAAATCCCTTTCTTCACCTGCATCTTTTCTAAACATATAACCAGATAATCCCTGCTCAAATCCAGTTGCTATCTGTCCGGGTATATTTGATGGTTGCTGATTAAACTGCCCAGCAGCTCCCGGTAACATTGGATCGGACATACCAGAACCCATCTGCAATAATGATTGTAATGAACTAAGCTTCTGTGTCTCTCTTGCTATATCAAACTGTCTAAGAGCCGAACTCTCTTCCTGGCCTCTAGCGATCGCCACACCTTCAGATGCCCTACCTGCTGCACCTATATTACCATAAGGAATTAAATTCTCAACCGCTCTTCTCTGCGTTCCCTCGTAAGTTTTAGAGATATCAAGTAAAGCTTCTCTTTGTAATTTCTCCCCTATCTCTTCACTCCATGTATATCCACCATCCTCAATCCCCTTCCTAATCCCCTTCATCACATCATCCTTCATCGCAAGCCAAGAGCCGTAAGGTTTGTATTTAAATCTCTTCTTCTTACTACCTAAAGCTCCGATTACAGATGATGCAAACATTGCTACTGTTATTGGATCCATATTTATTTACCTCCTTAACCTAATCTCATCTTTACGCCCAACACCCCCGGAGGTGTGATCAGGCCGATGATGGCAGTATTGCCAAACTTTATACGTCCTTCATATAATATTTCCGATATCTCAGTAGTTCCTTCATCTGAATCCTTTGATAACTCATACAGGTCCAAACAAAGGCTACTAACAGGGTCAAGCAAAACGACCGTATGCGTGGTCGGGTTAAGACTTGCAAATGGGTGTGGAATATCTGGCATCCCGGCGTTTTTAATTGCATGTGTTAATTCAACTTCCTCGATAATCGGGGCCTTTGCCGCCGCTATATTCTCGATAAATCTAGACCTATTCTTTTTTGCTTCAGTGTGAGACCATGGACGCTTTGTTCGCTTGAGATATTTCTTCCCCTTACGAATAATAACCTTATTGGGGTTGACACGCTTTGGCCCGTTATATGCCCACGGTGGATCTTCAGCGATATAAGTAGCGTCTATCTTACCTGTTGAATTATTTATCATCGCAAAGATAAAAAGTGGTATATCGCCGTTGCCTAGATTGTATGGAGGAGAGGCGTTGATATATCGTTGCTGTGCGTATATTGTGGAGCCTCCTCCCGGAACCTCTAAATTAATATTAGTAACATACCCTGTCCATCCAGTATCCGTTCCAGTGATTATATGTGCTTCCCAAGCTAGGGTAACTGCGCCGCTCATTTTTATTTGCGGGTAGAAACCGTAAGTCCCTCCGGGCAGTGTAAGATTAGCGGCAGCAATAGTACTAACCGACCCAGCCGAACTCTTAAGCTCTGCTTGCCCAACAGCATCATTTGCGATAGAATCTTGAACTACTCTAGTCGTACCAACAACACCGGACAGATTTAAATTCCCGCTCATATCAATTTGACAAGCACTAACCCAAGTAGGTACAGTACCACTGCTTGCACTTACAGCTGTGTAAACATGAAAACCATCACTTTCTAGTTTAATATTAATACATACTCCAGTCGTATCCCTTCCTTGCCACGATCCGCTACTATACTCAGAGTTATAACTTAAACACCAAAGCCCATCAGCAACACCTTCATAAATCCTAGCATTGCCACTTGCCCGCATCTTGCGCCAATTACCATCGAAGATATGCTCAAGCGCACCTGTCATTTCGTCGCCTGTATCGTTAACATAACCACCACTAGCTAGATCAATCTTAGAGGCGGCAATCTTCGGACTTCCTGATATATTACCATTATCCAAAGAATTAAGGATAGCTATCATACCATTTAATTCGGCATCAAACTTCGCCCCAGTCGCTGGGTCTACTTTCGGATCGTCTGTGAAATCAGAATTTCCATTAGGTCTCGAATATGTACTCATTAACTCACCACCAGTAGGGTTATATTTGCAGAAGCCACCGTAGCTTTAAGATATAATTTATTCTTAGACCACGCTGTACTTCCAGTATATACATCCACAGCTTTATCTTTCTTAATTACAATATAATAAGCAGGTGTTCTGTTGAGATTAGATAATGTAACCAGAAATTCAGTGTTAGCTACAGCATCCGTAGTTACCTCAATCCTCTCCCAATATTCAAAAGCATTCTTATCCTCCAACCCTTCCCTATGCTCCCGAAGGATGTCAATAAGTTTAACTAAATTTGCTTCATCAAAGGCCGTTAGCAGCCTTGGATCAATCATATGACTCATACTTTAAAATCCTTCGTAGGTTGAAAGTAAAGATCAACACTAACTATTTTTGATATTTCGTTAAGCACATTATGAGAATAAGCCATTTTAAAAACCCTGCCTCTTAGGTTAAGACCGTTAGTATCGGTAGTTCTTAAAGGAACTTTTGTAAAATAAGTACTCCCGCTTGTTCCCCATGCAACGCTCGCCCATGTAACTCCGCCATCCAAGGTTAATGTTTTAGCAGTGGTTGATCCGTCAACGTAGACAGTAACCGTTGGGCTATAATCTCCATTCTGTGTAGCGGTTACTACAAGATGTTCGAAGTTTACATCAAAATTCCCTCCCACATTCCACCAAGGCCATTCGGCGTTATAAGTAATAGCAGTTCCATCATCATTATTACCACCAATGCTATGAATCTTACTATCTCCCAAGGCTGAACCAAACAATGTAACACCATTCCATGAGGTTATAGCATTGCCCGCTCGGTCAAATACAGTTATAGCGTTTTGTTTATAATCCCAAACAAGTTCACGATTATTATAAGCTACACCAGCCTGTCTGACGAAGCAACGATATTGATGTTTAGCCACATCGTGCCAACCAGTAGCTCTGTGTAATTGATCCTTATCCAGTCCGGCGATAAATGCTGATATATCAATCCCAACCTTTTTCTGTATCCCTAGATTTTTATAAACATAACCATCGAAAGAATAGAATCCATCCTTACCTAATCCTACCATAACATCACCTGCACCAGCATCGAGAAACGCTATTGACCTGTGGTATAATCCAATAGATTTATTAACCGGTTCTGTTGTTGTTCTAAAATCATCTGGATTACTACCAAGAATCGGCCATGTTGATCTCTCTTTAAATACATAAAATGTATCTCTTAAAGCATATAATCCTATAATATACTGACCATCATTCAATCCAATCTTGAGATAATAACCAATTCCTTCCGTTGTATAGAATATCTCAGGAAATGATTGATGAGAATGATATAATCTATCAGGGTAGACTGGATCGACAAGAAATAAAAATTCCTTATAAACCATTGGAAACTTGCTCAACGCAGGAGGAATCATATTTATAAAAGGTATAACATCCGTACCTAGGTTCACATCAGTTATATCATCCGTATACGTAGTCGTTGAGTTATCATTAATCGTATCTAGTAAATAATAAACACTACCGCCAGCCTCAGTTCTATATATCCTTCTCTTAGCTACATCAGTATCACCCACCGTAATATTAGATAAATCAACTTTCTGGCTTGAAGGAGTAATGCCAGCACTAGCTCCGCTACCATTTGTCTCCGCTCCTTTGCTTGATATATATGTATATTGATATTTATAAGCCCCGGACAGACTTCCCGATGCTCCAATAACTACGCTCGGCACTGTGGTTGGTTGAACAACTTTAAGCAATTTCGCATTCCCGCTACCAGTATATTTATATATCCCATTAACCGCATCCGTACCTATAAGAAAGTCAACAATGGTTGTAAAATCCCATAATGCTCCACTAGTTAATCCTGTTATAATAGATGAGAAAACTCCAGTTACTCCCTCAACTTGCCATGTTGTATCAGTCGCTGCTACTAGTTTTAAATTAGCGTCTGCTTTCTTGTACGACACAAGGCCTGTTACATTCTCAGAAGCTGGCATACCGCTGACCACATAATCACTATAACCCGGTCTAGTTACAACGCCGCCACGATCAAATTCCATATTAAACACCGACACTAACACATTAGGAGGAAGATTAAGTTCATCATCCGTATCATTAAACCCTATTATTGGTGACGGTACATCCAATCTTTCTATATTCCGTATCATATTAGCCCCTATGATGCTGATGCTGTAGCTGAAACCGTAACTACTATTGTATCTCCATCAAGTACATTCCTAGTTGCAGAGAAATCTCCAGCTCCCACAAGTGTTCCTGTAACTCCACCTTTTGTTATATTCCCTGCGACTAATGCTCCAGCAACTGCGGTTGTTGCTGTTATACTAAATGTCACACCTCCGGCTGTTACCGATTGACTAGCGACAGATCCAAAAGTTAATTGAGGACGGCCAGATTCTGAAAAATTGGTTATCTCGCTCCAATTAGGATGGGAGCTAAGAACATCTCCAGCAACTACCGTGCCTGCACCTTTCAATCCACAGTATAAGGTCATACTAGATGCCGTATAAGCCGCCTCAAGAGCATAATTAAGCCCTACGTTAACGACAAGATTCTCAAACTTCTCCCTCCAAATCTCCTTCCCGTCCCTAAAACAACGGAAATTAAACACATGACCTATCTTTATATTATCCTTTCCGTGCTGATTAACAATAGCTTTAATATTACTCTGTATCTTCAATCCATGCCCAGTATTACTTTTCATTACAAGCCTCCAAAAGTCTATTTGTTACACCGGTAAACATATCTTTAGCCATATCATGATGAATATTCTTCATCTTCTTCCTGTATTGTAACTTAACATCCACAGCTTCATTCTTTTTAAATATAATCATAACAGCAACATCAACGGTTTCATCCGGTGGCGTAAGTTCTCGTGTTTTCATTATACCTTCTTTATATTGATCTATCAACTGACCAACCAAACCTTTTGCAATCTCTATGGTAGCGTTTTCCATGATCCTCCTTGTCCTGCTATGTCTATCCAATCGCCAGACTGTGTCGTTATGTCTTTCCAAGTTACCGCCGTTACGCCCAATACGTTGACCCACAATGACGGTGTGTCAATCTCTGTTATCCAACTAAAGATCATTATTGTATTGAGAGGAAAATTAACATTAAATTTTAATCTCGGTGTATTGCTTATGGTATTAACTATATTGAGATTAAATAACTCAACCATTGTTTGGGTTGATAACTCTGATATTGCTAATGATAATGATACAACAAGCGAAGTTGGTAATGTAACCGCTGTGTTTAAACCTTGTCCGTGTAGATTTGATAAAGATAATGAATGGTTTATATAGATCCTAGAATTAAAATTCTCTTTGTGTATTTGAGCTAAAGCTAATGAATCTTGATATGTAGTTGCTCCGCTAGCCAATCCGCCAAATATCGCAGGGTTAAAACCTGTATCTAAAAAACTGTGTGGGTCTATATAACTTTGAAATGCTTCCGCCGCTGTATACATCCTACTATTAGCGTATAAATAATTAATACTACCTTGATGAGGTTTTTGACCACCAGATGCTGCATGACTTTTACCTATCCACGCATTGTCTATAAGACCGCTGTCTATTGTGCTCGGCCCTGTTACTGGGCTATTTGCATCCTCAATGCCGTTAATATACATCCTTATCGTAGGTGCTTTGTATGTAATGACAATGTGAGTTTTAGCCCCCGCTGCCTTTACTCCTGCCGCTGATTCGAGACGGTAAATAGTAGCATCAACACCGACAAATAAACTCACTATATCATCTCCTGAGCCTCCTACATCATCACCGAATAGAATTAAAGAGTTCTTATACCATGATAACCCAACAATATCCGACATATCAAAGATAGTCTCATCTGCCGTAGAAGAACCCCATATTGTTTCAGTGATTATTGTAAATTCAGTTGCGTTAGCAAAGAACGCCGCCATGTTTGGAACGGCTACAAAGTTGGCCTCATTGCCATTAAAAGTAAGCCCGTCTCTCCATGTAAGCGAACCGTTAATAGCACCGTGACGAAGATTGCCAGTCAGGTCATAAAGTGAATCACCAGACAAATCATTAAAAGGCAGACACAAAACATCAGGAGATAACTGATGCGTCTTATTAATTAATGAACCTCTTGTTGGCTTACTTATCACGCGCTAGTCCACCTTGCGGCACTCCATGACATTTTAACATCATGGGAATCCGTTGAACCTGTCTGTACCATACCCGCTCTTATGTAACTCGGAGGATCTTTTAAATGAATTAAAATCTGGTTTGGATCTGTCCCTTTATCAATCCTCATAGTATAGAAAGGCGTGTCATCCCAAGTAGTGCCGCTGTCATTTGAGGAATGTAATTTCACATCCACATCGTCCGTAGGCGTAGCATCAAAATTGACTTCAGGCCAGATATCAATAATATCGTACCCGTTCGTGGCAAGGTCAATATCGGAAGAATAAACCTCAGTTGTACCACTTAAAGTTGTCCAGGTAGACGCGCTTCCTATAATCCAAGCCAATGCTGTCCATACTCTATTTATTGTAGCCATGTATCACCTCAAGCGTTAAGATATGTTTGTAGATCGGTTGCTGATATAACCGATTGTACTGTAGACTCTTTATTTAATCTGGCCTGTTCTGCTATTACTAATTTTTTCATCTTTCTACCAAGTTCATCTTTCTTACCTTTCGCATCAGCATGGATACTAACTGAAAAGTCCTGCGCCGGGTATGCGTCTATCGTGATGTTGGCAAGCAAGGTCGCCACATTACCACTTATTGAAACTGATACCGTATTCACAACAATAGCCATTCCCTACCTCCTAACCCTTTTTAAAAGCTCCCTTAATTCCCTTAATTAACCCCGGAGCGTACTCGCCAATTTTCTTAACCCCCAACACAGAAGCTATCAACCAGAGAAAAACCTTAACAAACAATGGCGGCATTATTTCTATATTAGCATAGAACTCTTTCGCCGCTTCGGGATAAAATCCAGTCCAGATAAACATAGCGATAAAAGCATAAAACAAAACATCATCCTTCCACCCTGCATTATCGAGTTGTCTCATTTCCCAATCTTGGTTATAGGACTGTTCTGATTGAGCCAGTTTAATCTTATTCTCTACTATAGCTTGTTTAATCTTTCTCTTACCTTCAAAGTTCTCCCTGATACCATCAATGCCCGATTTCAATAAACCTACAATAGCTCCGCCTATTAACATTACTCTCCCTCCATCAATTCAAAATGCGGCAGGTCGTGGAATCTCTGATCCTCCGTATAACCATCCATATCCCAATCAGCTCCGCATCTTATTCTTACCCCCAACTCATCAGCAACTCTTTTAACATAACCAACGAACATGTAGAATCTAGGTAGGTCATTCCAATTAATTGGATAAGGCGGAGCATCAACTGCCATACTCAATTCACTTTCAATCTCAACATTATGTTTTGAATCAGGCCAACGTTTTGAACTCTTACCTGCATCAAAAGCCTTCTCTTGATCTTCCCTCCTCCTAATCCCACAGGTAATTGAGCAATCCATCTTAACCACAACTTCCTGAAACAGCCTCCGTAAATCCGGATGGCATTGATTTAGATTCTCACTAGACTTTCTTCCAAAACTTGGCATCAACTCACCCCGAAAAATGTTTTAATTTTCATCCCAATTATAAAAATTCCCGCTCCGATCATACCATATAACCCTGACTTTACCTCCACTACTTTCATACGCCCGTGAAGATCCTTAATATCTTTACGCATCTCAGGGATTTCTGCTGTTCTCTCATCGATCCGCCCCAACAGCATATCCCGATTATCATAAACCTTCTTATTTTCCACTTCCATCGTCCTCCGTTACGGGGCTTGTTTGCTCATTACTAAGCATGGTTAGTTGAAGAAGTTCTTTAAATTTCTCAAATGCCTTATCATAACGATCATCATCTCTTGATTGGTAGATTAAAGCCAATACACCCTGAACTAATAAAGGCTCCCATGCTGTATATATAGTTGTCATCCTGCTAGAAGTTACATCAATCTGTGCGATATCTAATTGATGTCTAATCTGCATTGCATAAGGGCCTGCGTCTGGTGTAGGATCTAGATACAACTCATCATTATAAAGATCAATTCTTTTAGGCGTGCTCGGGGTTGAATACATTCTCAACTTAGCGGTTCTACTATAAGGAAGGTCTATTTCATCGTCCATAGACGATACTATCATATAATCATCAGCACCTGGTGTATTAGTGAAATCGGGCGTAATAGTTGCAATTTTTGTTCCTGTGTCATAGCTGGTTATCCTTCTAAACTCACCTTTAGCAGCTCCACTGGTTGGGATTAATATACCTCCCTGAGCTAACACTTGTGTAATGGTTTCACCAGAAGCTAGGGTCATGGTTGATGCAGAACCGGCTTGAGCTGTTCCACTATAACTTGTTTTAAACAATGTCCCTTCAATAGCTTTGTTGAAATCAGCAGGTAGGGAATATCGAGGAACATAAGCTTGAGTAATAGCAACAGATGTCTCCTCCAATACACGCCAATTTTGAGCTTGGGCTATGATTTTTAAAATCTCGATAAGGAGAAAATCCTCGGCCCTAGTTATCTCAGCTGCGCCGGGAGATGGTATCTTAGCTCTTTTATACGATTCCGTAACCAATGTGGTCGCCGTTGGTGCTGTTGGAATTGCCATTAGTCTACATACCTCGTGCGTTTACGACCGCCGCTTAATTTTTCTCTACTATCCGCAACTCTAAGATCCTCTATTTTCTTACTTAAAATACTTACCCAAGCTCTCACACCTCTGGATTCTTTAACTGTCATGTCGAGAAATGGAATTGATTCAACCAAAGCCGCAAAGAGTAGAACATCATAAGCATTGGTTGTCCACCAGTTTGTATCTGATGGATTTGTTAATTCCGATAGGTGATGATATTCAGCGGCCTCGTGTTTATATGCTTTGTCTGTATAACGATTAAACTCTAATATATTATCAGATTTTAATATTCTATATCTAGTAGGCCTTCCTGTATTCGTTGTATCTTCTCTATGATTACGATTACTCTCAAGCATAGAAAGATCAGATTCTTGCTCTTTTAAAAAATATCTAGTAGTTCCATCAACTATACATATATATTTTAGTTCTATAAAATTAGACGATAATGTAATACTATTAACACCAGATGCTAAAGTGAGAACAGCGTGATGATCCAACATTGCGCTTAGTCTCAATTCCCGCTCAAGCGCCAACTGGCCTGATTGGATAAAATATTCAATACTATGCTCTAAATCCTTACCTACCATGTTAACAACTTGATCTTTTAACTGCTGAAAATTCATATCAATTTCCCCGTGAGGGAGATGGGAAAGACTACCAAATAAGCTTTTTCTAGCTATTAAGTAGCCCTCCCCATCTAAGTTTGACATAAATGACAAAATCCAACCGTTGGATTTTGACAACTATGTAAGTTTAATATACTCCAGGATTATATATCCTGCCGCCGTATCGCTGCCCGCTGATCCAGTATGAGTTATACTGGCCGCTGTTCCATCAGTAACATAACCAAGAGACCCGGCCATGCCATTGTCCTGGTCAAGATCAGTACCTACCCTACCTGCGTACATAAGAGCTCCGCCAACAAAGGAAGATATGTAAGCCTCATTACTACCATTAGTAACTACCACAGGCTGGATCGTACCTAAGGCATTTACAGAAATAGCAGCAAGGAGGCCATTAGCATCGCCACCCGTTTCAGTAGAAAGAAGACCAACATCAATAGTCTCGCTTACATCCAAAGCAGTAACCCTTACATAACATTCCTTGAGCATGAGATTCGCAGGAAGATTAAACCCAGTATCTGTCTCAGCTGTAGAAGCAGCAAAGGGAATTATCAACGTCTGCTCCCTTTTCTGCGTGTCGACGTTGATCCTAAACTCTGCTGCGGACTGCCCACTGATGAATATCGCCTCTCCAGCTGCCGTGAGAATCGAAATATCAACAGATGTTACCGAATCAGCCGTCCAAAACTTTACATGTCCATCCGTAAAGGTGAGAGGATTTGAAGCGCTAGTACCTACCTCATCTGAATAGAGGGCAATCTCAACCGGACTACCATCTGTCAGAATATTAGCGACACCAGAATCATCGTTAATCTTCAAACCTTTACGTTCATCAAAGAGCTGTATGCTCCAATATCTATACCCATTACGTCCCATTACGAATTACCTCCAATATTTATTAAGCGTCTGCGACTGCAGCTGAGTAAACATGAACAACGCCATGATCCTCTGCTGTGTCTCTGTTGAATACGAGTTTCTCTATGCCTCTAACCTCGCCAATCTTAAATCCGTTCTCATCGTTATAGTCATCAATATCCTCAGCCCAGGTAGTTCTCTCTCCCCAAACTATTGCTGCAGCCTGAGCGCCGAGCAGAAGATTATGTGCTATGTCGATACCTCCAGCACCTGCGCCTGTGTCTATTTCAACCCTATCATAGGCGTAGATTAGAACACCATCATACTCCCCGAGGAAGTTGCTTCCAGAGATAAGCGGAACATCATACTTACCGGCGGTTATCATGTTGTTCTGAATGGTTGACCAATTAGTATCAGCCTTAAGGTCACGAGCAGCGTAATCATGAATGAACATGATAAGTTTTTCTGCGATTACACGACCACTGTCTTTGATCTTAAATGGCCTCATCTTAATACCCGTACCAAGCTTCGACTTACGCTTAGCGATGGATATCATCGCAAGAGTCATGATATCATTAGTAGCATCTACATTTGCCTGAGCAGTAGCGTGGGTACTATTCCAGTTACCATTAGCAGCTCCGTATAAATATCTACCCTGAACCCTGCCAGTTGTAACGTCGGAAATCGCACTGATCAACGCTATCTCAGTCTTCTCTTTGAGCCAATCCTTAAGCGCATCCTTAGCCTCATTCCTGAGATTAAATGCAACACGTTTCTGGCTCATCTTGCCTTTAAGAAGCACACCATGTCTAAGTTCATCGATCTCAATCCTCTGATTGAAGAACTCCATCTGCTCCTCATTACCTTTCAATCTAGAAGTACCAGACTGACCATCACCAGAGAGTTTAGCTCTGATACCGATGGTAATTGCATCTCCTATGTTCTTGGTAAGATCCTCTTTAACCTGAATCACTGAGTCGGAACTCGTGCCCATTAGATCAAAGAACGGAAACTCACCAAGATATTCCTTGTATAAATCACTCTCCCACCGTTCCTGTGTTAAACCATGGGAGGTGGATATCTCAGTATAAGACATTTTCCATACTCCTTTTAATTTTTAAATATGCTTCCTAAACTATCTTCAGGTTTCTGCATAGGTTCGTTGTTTGAACCTGGAGCATCTCTTAGTGAAGGAGTCTTTGGCTTAGGTGGAACTGGATCTTTCTTCTTTACCTGCGCAAGTTTATAATCCAATCCAACCCTATATGCTTCAGCCGCCGGTCTATCCGCATTAAGAATCCTGTCGTGTAGTTTAGGATCTTCTGCTACCGCTTTTAAGAAAGGAGAATCAGTATCGCCGCTTTTTCCAACTACTTCATAGTAATCAGGAAATACCGTCACAAGAGCTTTCTCCTCCGTCTCTACCTTGTTTGCCCAATCAGAAGCAACATCTGGTTTCTCCGGAGCTTTATACTCTTTGTATTCCTCATCTGGATTAATAACCTCTTGATTCTTCTTGGTCACTTCCTCCAAATGCTTAAGCCTGCCTGTTAGATCGAGGATTGAATCTTCCTGCTCAGTATTTTTAGTCCTGAGCTCTTCAATGAATAATTGACTATCATTGAAGCGTTTTTCAAAATCAACCTTCTTCTCTCCTTCCTCGCCTTTATCTTCGTCCGATGATTTGTCTCCCTCTTCATCGGAGGCCTCTTTGATCTCATCAACATTCTCCTCAAAGGGCTGTTCTGTAGGGAATAATTCTACTTCTTTTTCCTGCTCTTCGTTTTCTTTATCCATTTGAAGCTCCGTCTGTGCCGTCACCATTAGGTGGGTTAACACTCATTAGTTTAAGAATTTCATCCTTATTACGGATGTTCGAAGCCATTATAATCGCCTTCGGTGGTATTGGGAATCCTCCCCTTGCTAATTCTACTAACTCATCAAATTGTTCCTCCTGTGTAGTAGCAGAAGCCGGGGCATCATCAATCACCATCCTCACGAGCGCTTCTTTGATGCTGTTTTTAACTCTCCCGTCTTCTGGTTTATTAAGTTCAATCTTCTTAGGTTCGTTTAATGAATCCTCATTTGTTATATATAATATCCTCTCTTCGTTGAAATATTGCTTAACAACGCCGAGTTTGAATGCTCCAATCTTTCTCCTAGTTCTGCGGAGGTTGGAAAATACCTTTATATTATTCTGATTTGAAGCTCTTATTCTCTTACCAATGGCTTTACCGCTTCTGGCATTAGTTGCGCTTCCTATACTCTCATCAAATATCCCACTAATCTCCTGCAAATCCTGAGATGATTTTTCCATGATTGAAAACTGGGAGTTTGCAAGTTGAGCACCTTCATCGAGAACTAGGTCAAAACCCTTCTTTTTAGCTATAATAGCATCCGGCCTAGCTGCCTCGTCTCTTAATTCATCAACATCCTCAACCGCGCCTTCGTCCATAATGACTTTGGTTGTATTAAGAAGATGCATGGCCTTTGATCTTCTTTTATTAATCTCCCTTTGCATGGGTTTCATATTCCTAACATACCCATATGGTTCGCCTTTTCTCTCACCGCTCTTTTTTCTAAAGCAGACGAAGATAAATAATGGAAATTTCGTAATCAATAATGGATGATTAAATGGCGTTATTGATTCTTGTAGTATATGATCGCCCGTAAAGAAAACCTTCCGGCAGACTTTGAGGGTTGCTGAACGGATGTTATTATCAGCCATGATTATTTCATCGTCTTTAAACTCATCATCTGGCCCTCGATAGAAATTTAAATCTTCTTTTGCTAAATAACGATTATCTTCGGTGAACATAACCTTCTCTGTGTGCTTATACCAAAGTTCAACAATTCTAACTCTTGATTTTTTAATATCAACGTAGGATACACTATCGTCTTTCATATCATAATCATCATTAGGCCCACGATGAGCTACAGATTCAAAGACATCCTCACTTTGAACTACAGCTTGTGTAAGTATTGCCGCTTTATCGGGGAACATCTCTTGGGCGTCTTCAAGATACATCCATTTATCCCTCGAGCAGAAACGGTAATCTGCGTCTAGATCCTGGCTGCGGCCAAACGGATCGGCTCTCATATTAAGCGTTTCTTCGTATTTAAAAAGAACCTCGTCCTGCCCATCCTCATCAATACTCTCAACTGCTTCCATCCAACCTAATCCAGCTAATACACCATCTTGAAACATATCAGCTTCTTCGTCGTAATAACCAGAACGGTAATCTATATACCTAAACACGTCGGTTATAGCCTCGGCGGATTCAGTACTGTCTTCACTTCTAGCTTTTGCCACATGTCTCGCCGGCATAGAAGCATGAGCACCCATGAGATTATTCATCTTAGGTTGAACCTTATTAACTTCTATAATCGGCTGACCTCTTTCGTCCAGCTCAGCAATCTCTTCTTGACTGAATTGATCCCCATCGTAGAAAGCTAAATCCTCTTCAGCTTCCCGCTTCCAATCCTTAAGAGCTGGATGCCTTAAGGTCAATTCGAACCAAGATTTAAATTTCTCTATACAGTTCTCCATGTCGCCCTTTTCTTAGCTTTCTTTTTACGCTTCGCTTTCTTTGTAAATACCTCTGTCGCTATATATTGTAGTGCATCATGCGGGTGGCTGTATGAGTTCTTAAGCGGCTTTTCATGATATCTTCCGCTGTTGGCTATCTCTGAATATTGATACCCACCCATCATTCCTTTAACCATCATCTTACAATTTAGACCGTCTATTAAAATTGCAGGCATACCTTCTATCATTGTGTTTAATCTAGTAGCGACTGCTTCACGTCTGGAGGTGAAATCTATAGCGCCGGGTTGACAGTCGAATCCTTTCTCGCTCAACACTTGATAACAGGTTTTCTCATCCGTCTGCGCTCTTTGTACTCCGGCAGGGTCAGCATAAGTATGCCAGACTGCATTAGGGAAGCGGAGATTGAGAACCTCAAGACAATGATCAGCGAAACGATTAATCCCCATACCATCCGACCATTCTTCGTGTAATATAATCCACTGACCTTTTGGTGTGATTTGCGTCACTACCATTGCAGGGGTTAATCCAAAATCAAAACCTATAAGTAAAGGTCTGAATTTATTCCATTCAAGTTCTTCTTCCGATACGTGAATGTTGTGGTTAAACTCTGGATAAACTGGTTTGCCGTCACAGATGAATCCATATTGCCCTTTAACGTATATTTTAACCCATTCTGGATCTTTACCAATAGCTAGATTTTCATAATAACCCGGAGTAAGATTCGCCTCATTCTCCTTCCCTTCTTGATGCCATATCTCATGTCCGGGTAAGCTTTGAACCTCAAATAAATCATATATCCAGTGGTCAACATCGCACGGATTGGAGTCCATGATTATCCCGAACCACGTTGCTCCACCCGCTCTCTGCGCGGGGAATCTACCTATCCTTGTATCAAGCGCATCAAAAATAACCTTAGGAATACCACGAGCTTCGTTAACCCAAGCACCAGTGATTTCAAGAGAAAGGAGATTCTCAACCTGCTGCGGTCTATCAAGCGCACGAAATAATATTTCACATTCGACCTTAGTAACTTTACCATATTTATCCTCGACCTCCCATTCCATTTTAAATTCAGGCGGAGGTGCCGTTTTAACCTTACCATATTTACCATCTGGGAAAAGATCAATGAAGGTTTTCATCGTTGTGTCTTTAAGTTGTGGATAAGTTGCGCGGATTATTGCCCATCTTGTTTTCCTAACCCCATTGCTATCAGGAGCTTGTCTTGAAGCTCTACGGAAGATTTCTTGACAACAAATTACACTCTTACCTGACCCAACCGGCCCCATGACTATTCTTTTCCGAGCGTCGGAACGATGGAATCTCTGCCCGGTTGGTAGGGCTTCCATGGTGTGGACTAATTTATCGCTCCCTTTGACTTCATAACCATGAGCAAGAGGGTAGATTATAGGTTTCTGTTTTGATACAAGTGCCATCTGTTAAATCCCCTTCGTATCAGATAACTTCTTACTATACTTATCAAAGTAAATATCAGAGCTATTTTTATATTCTTGGATAAATCTGAACTGAGCCCGAATAATGGGAATACAACAGTTTGAGCAATCAGGGCTACAATAAATCCGATCACAATTCCCACTAATGTCTCTATCAGACTCCACAATTTTGACTGCCCAATCAAGATAAGCCTCCTTATCGATACATTCTTGGCACATTAGGAGGAAATTAAAAGCCATTCTTGTCGGCTTCATCCTCAACCCGCAGTTAATGCAAATATTATCTGCTCGGTAGGGCATAATAACCTCTAATCATTTATGACTATTCGTATCTGAGCACCTGCTCCCTCAACAACCTGCTCATGAACAAGACCGGCCCGATTTTGTGCATCTTTTGAGGCCGAGAGTGCTATCTTCTCATCCATAGAACCCATGCAGCTCTCCACAACATCAAGAGCTTGGTCCATCATTCCGGCCACCCTCGTCTTGTGCATTTCCATGAAATCTGCCCGCATAGCAGCTTCTTCCGACATCCACATCGGCGACCTTCTAACTATACTCAAATAACTCTCAGTCATATCATGTTTTGAGCAAACCTCGGAAGGCTTCATCCCGGTGCATAAATCCAGCATGATGGCCCGATGCCTGCTTGTTATCTTCTTAATGTCTGCCATGATAAGCTCCCTTTGGATTAACCGCGCCGCCTTTCCCTCTTATAGACAATTTAACATTATAACGATAGGTTGTCAAGGGATATTTCGTATGTAATTTATGTTATTTATGGCAACCATCAACAACTATGACAAACTATTCCAATCACAAAAAATATCTACAAGTACGGTAAATAAGCAACCCCATGGGACTCCTGAAGGGGGTCATAGGGGGGGGGGGCTTTGTGTGGATTGTTTTTATTATTTTTCTTGCATCAGGGTAATAGTGTAGATAGTTCTTGACATTGTTGTTGGGGTGTGTTAGTATATAGACAAGATGAAGAGAGTTGTTATTAACATTTAAACAGGAAGGTGAGTATGTTTATTAAATGTAAACTATGTGGCGAGTTAGTTGCGAAGCAGGAGATTGTTATCGTTGAGGTAGGGTTGAGGCATGAGTTGTTTGTCGAGTTGTGCGGTAATTGTGTGAATGATGTTAAGAAAGCGTAGAATTGTGTTGACATAGGTCAACAAGTATGGTAGAGTATAGACAAGTTGGAAGTTATTAACATTTAAACAGGAAGGCAGAACATGACAAAAGCACAAATAAGTATAATCAGAGAGAAGGCTATATTTTGCATGGTTTTAAACAATATAGACGAAATGACAGCGATTAGTATTGCCAATCAGTTAGTCGTGTTGTTGGAAAATAAGTAGAGAATTTGTTGTAACTGTTCTTTGACATTCTAATATGCGGATTATTGTCGCAAACTAATCGTGAGGTGTGATTATGGGTATTGAGACGATAATAACAAAGACTGGGTTGAATAGGGATGAATTAGTTGAGGCGACCGAGAAACTTGCTGTTTATGGGGAAGAGGTTGAACTGCCGATAACTAAGAAGGATAAACCTATGCCGGGAGTTTACTATCATGTTCTTGATGATGGTGCGGCAAATGTATACACCGTTAGGGGAATCGACGTGGTTGACCAGATAGCAAGGTTGACGGATAAGGAACGTGGGGGCTATTGCGATAAGGGGTATAGAATCGGTGGGTTACATGCGCCGACACATAAACAGGTAAAGGTGGATTTGGGCCTTGTCAAACCCAGCGTGAGTAGCGAGAAGTTGCAGAAGGTCAAAGAAGACACGCTGAATGAGGTAATTCAGAAATTGGTCAGCAATGGTATGAGTACAGAGGAAGCGACGGCGTTGATTCTACCAAAGGCGTAAGAGGAAGAAAGTGAATGTTAATCTAGGCGATAATCCGTGTATTAGAATGTTAGAGATGGTGGTAATAATAAAACTGGAGGTGTGGGTTATGGAGAGCAAGATGAAAGACATTGAGGGGATGTTAAGGATGCTTGAGAATAACTGTGCTTGTTTGGTTGATAACGGTTTAATTGTATCTGCTGTGAGTGTAATTAGGGCTTATGTAAATGAGGATTTGAGTAGAGATGAAGCAGCCGAGGAGTTGTTGGATTGTATTAAAGGGAGATATTAATCTCTTGATATTGATATTCGTTATCAGTTAGTAGTTCTGGCGGTATTGGGTTAGTAGCTTGATATCGCTGGAACTATGTCTAATTGTCGTGAGGTTGCCGCCTACTGGCCGTAAATTGACAATAGGTAGTCTGGCCTAGGGTAGATATTACAATCTTTTAAATCGAATACCTAACAACAATAACAATATCCAACCGTTGGAAGTTGACAATCATGTTCGACAATTAAAATAACTACCCTACATAACTATTGTTCAACAATATCACACACTTAACTATAACTATTTGATTATTATTATTCTTTCTGACGTATTTACCAATTTTTACTGTTATCTATGATTATCGCTATCAAAAGTTAGAGATAGTTAGTTATAATTAGATAGAGTTAGATATTATAACTAGATTAGATAGTAAAGGATGGGTAGAGATTGAAGCATCC